TACAGAAGCAAGTGCACTTGCAGTCGCACCCGCTACAAGAATGTTGTTTATCATCCTTCAAAGTTACTTTCAGTAATGCCGATGCCAGCCGCAATGATTGCAGACTTTTGTGCACTCGTAACTTCATGTTCGTGACCTCCTGCATAGTATTCTGTTGCTGCAGTAATTTCATCCTGTGTTGGATATCTTTTAGTAGCATAAACACCAGAAGTTTTTAAAACACTAACACCACGAGTGTGTGTATAACGATAGAATAAACCTGAACCTGCTGGTCCTTCTTCTACTGTTGGTGGAAAAAACTTTGGCAATTTACTCTCCTAATAAGTAAAGCCCCCAGTTACCCAGGGGCTTTAAATTTGATTTGAACCTAATTACGCAGCGTTAATGCTGGATGAAGATTCAATTCTGTACAAGGCTGATTCGCGATAACGCTTGAAGCCTAATACTCCGTACCAACCGATTGGACGTAAACGCATTAATTTATCAGTTACGTTACCGATTACTACGTGTGGTTCTTCTGCAACTGCTTCTGCAAGTGCTTGTTGACCTGCAAGAATTGTGCGGAATACACGTGCTGAAGATGCACCGTCTGTAGTGTTGTACATACGTGGTGATTCGATGAAGTATGCTCCTTCGAATGTACCAATTTCACCAGCCCAAATGTTTTCATTTGTTTGGTATTCGTGTGGAAGTCTCCAAGCACCTGAACCTGTTTCTGCACGAAGGTCGTGTGAAACTTCAGGGTGGATAGCACACCAGTACAATGAACCTTTACGAGCAACAGCGTTACCTGCACGTAGTTTTGCTACGGCTTTGCGGATATCTGCTGCAGAGATTACATCTTCTGCTGCGATTTCGTTAGTTGCTGTTGGTGTTGTAGCACCACCAGTTGCGTAAATTACGTTGCTTCCGCCACGTAGTTCTGTTTGTACAATTTCATCAATTGAGTCAGCCATGTTGTAAGCAACGATGTTTGCAATCGCTGGGTCAACATCTGCCAATGAGAATAATTGCAGTTTACGAGTGGTTAGAACTGCGTTACCGTATTCGTTAAGAGTTACGGTTACAGCAGTTGGTGTACCAATCGCTACTGAATCTGGGTCAACTTGCTCTGAAAGAGCAGTTGTTGCTTTGGTCATATCGTTGTAAATTTGGAATACAACTGATGAACCAGGCATTGATTGTTTTGCTGGACGTTTGTCAGCAACTGAACGGAGTAATGGTTGAGAACGAAATGCGAACTCAACAAGACGGTCATAAGCCTTTTGTACGAGACCTGCACCGTTAGATGCGGTGAAGGTTCCTACGTTATCGGCTGATGTGTATTGACCGCCACCAAGACCACCGTTGGTATTTGCTGTTCCAGCAGATAATGCGGAATAGGCATTTGCCATTTTGGTTTTCCTTAGTTAGTAGTTATTACGATTGTGAACCGAAAATCATTTGTTCAATTTCGGCTGCACTTGTTGCTTGGTCAAGACGAAGAAACAAATCATCACTTCCAACAGGAACATTCGCTGAAGCAGCAACAGCATCTATTTGACGTAAAGTAGCAATGTCAGGAGTTACTTCCTGCTTTTGTACTTGTAGCCCAAACACTTCTGCGTTTTCAGCAATCCAGTTATCTATAGCCTCTGGTGAGGAATCTAAATCGGCTGGAATAAAGTTCGCAATCTTTGGATTGAGATTTTTCTCCGCTAGGACTGACTTGATAGAATTAGTCCTTTGAGCAGTTTTAATAGAAGAAAGTTCTTCCATTAATTCTTTTAACTGCTTATCTTTCTTTTTGGTAGCACGTCTTAGTTGTGAAACTAAATCGCCACCTTCTTGCTCGGACTCTAACTCTTCGTCGTCGAAGTCCTGATATACATTGCTCATCGCAATATCTCCCATCGTTGTAGTTTCGCAAGCCTCATTTATATTTGGGGGAATATCTATGGCTCTTGCTCCCAGTCTTTTAACTCACCACAGGGCTGGTCGGTCTGTGTGTGGCTTTAGAAGGTACCTGCTGTACCTCGTTGTGAAAGAGATACTTGAGAAGTACCACTTCTACCAGCAAACGTTGCTTGCTCTGTTTGCTCAAGTTTCTTTCGTTTCTGTGAAGCCAAACCTTGGAACTGTTCTGCTTCTAATTCTGCTTGAGTAATTTCTTCTCCACCATAAATGCTTTGAAGTTTAGATACGGTTGGCTGCAATTCAGAAATCTTTGAATAACCTGCACGAGCAAGAGTTCTACTTACACCCATCTGCTCAAGTTGTTGTGCTCTTTCAGCACTAGTTGCTAAACCTGCTCTACTTGCTTCAGATGAAATCTCAGCAGCAGTTAAACGTCTCTTTAATTGAGAAGCCATATCTTGTGGTGTCTTACCAGTTAATAATGCTCTAGCAAAATCTGAAGTACCATATGTTGGGAAGTAAGTTGATAGTTGTGTTTTCAACACATCATCAGCATTCTGTACTCTGTCATAAACATCAGTAATTCTTTCAGTCACTTCAAGAATAGAAACATCCCCACCAATTAAATCAGAATATGTTTCTTGATTAGCAAGGTCTGCTAAACCAAATCTGTTAAGAACATTCTGTGCTTGCTTCTCATAAGCAATATATTCTGCAGGTGTAGGCTGTGCTGCTTTCTTACCTGCTGCAATATCTGATGCAAAGTTTTTCTTATACTTTTCTATACCAGCAAAACGTGCTTTATATTCTGGTGTATCAGCAATTGCTAAATCAACTGCTCTACTTGAATAACCTTGATTAGCAACAAGGTCAATAATTCTATCAGCAATGCCAACACCAATACCCATTGTCTCTGCTTGAGTTTTAATAAAGTCATAAACACTTTGACGTTTCTCAGCAGTTTCAGCAGCCTTGGCTGCAGTTTTTTGTGCTTCTAATTCTGCTTGACGTGCTGCTTCTGCTCTTGCTGCTGCTTGTCTATCTAACTCTGCTTGACTAGTAGTATCACCATAGTTACCAGATGGATAAAGAATTTTATTTATTTGAGCATCTAGTGCTGTAAGTTGTGCTTTAGTAGGATTAGTAGGAATCTTAACATTAATATCTCTACCTAAAGATTGAGCAAGTTGAACTCTTTGATTTAAGTATTCATTTCTAGAAGGCTTTGCCATTTAAGCGATACCTCCTGAGAATCCAAAAGTATTAGCAGTCTTTTCAAAAGCGTCTAGTATAGTATCCCAGCCTTCTTCACTGTATTGCCAACGTTTATCTTTTCTTACTTCTTTCTTAACATCATAAGCAGTTAAGTTTCTTTGTAAACCATCTTGAACTAATGGGTCGTTAAGTAACTCATCATTAAATTGAACACCTAGTGATTGAGAAACTTGATACATTAAAGGTTCAGCAATATCGTAAAGACTTGCACCTGCTTTAAATCTATCAGCATACTGTGGATACATTTGTGAAGCCATGTTTCTAAAACTTCCTAAGATATCTGCTTCACTACGAAAACCTTTAATAACTTCTGTGACATAATTTTTAAACTCTGCACCTGCAGTATCAACAGTAAAACCAAGTCTTCTAATTCCATTGTAAAGTCTTTGAGATATTTCCCCTGCTTGACCTTTAATATAATCAGGACTAAACTTAACAGAACTTAATATAGCATCTTCAACTTGTTCATCATTCCAACCAAGTAAAAGACTTTTAGTTGCTAAATCATCAACAGCATTCGCATCTAAATTACCACCAAGTTTAACACTTGCTCTTTTAACAATGTTAATCTTCTGTGTTTTAAGTTCATTAAAAGAAGGCTGGTCTTTCTTTAAACCTGTAAGCATTGCGGCTCTGGCTTGTTCACCAGTTTTCTTCCACCACTTAGAGTTTCTTAATTCTGTTTGTAAAGCAGCCTCTACTTCAGGTCCTTGTTTACCTAAATACTTTTTATAAATAGCAGCAAGTTCTGGGTCAACTAATAATGCTCTAGCAATAATGTCATTAGTAATTGATGCTTGACCTGTTGGATTACCTACAACTCCTGATGCTTCCATTGCTGCACCTTCTATATTCTGTGTTCTCAAATTTGGATTCCCTGCAAGTTGATTATTGTAAGTAGACCAATGGGTATACCCCTGTCCTGTACCCTTACTTTTCTCACGACTACTCCACAATTTATATGCTGCATCAGCATTCTTTTGTGGGTCATACAATTCTTCATTCGATTTAATCCCAAACCATTTTCTACGTTCAGGTCCCATCTTCCCAAACATATTAATTTGAAATAAACCATAAGATAAATCTTTTGTTTTTGAATCAGGATTAAAAGCATTAGGGTCGTTAGTAGATTCTAACTGTGCAATGCGAAGCATGGTAGGTATTGCACTTTCTGGAAAACCAGCATTTCTTAAATACTGTGCAATCTGTTCTTGGGTATAAGCCATTTATCTTAATCCAACATTAGCATTTTGGTTAATACTTGTTTGTAATTCATTTAGTAAACCATTAATTGAATTACTAAACATATCAACTCCACCTTGTCCCATTCCATATTCTTGGGCTTCAGGTGTATTGAAAATATATTCTTGAGCAAACTCATCTAATTGTTGTGCATTAAATCCTGGTTGAACTATTCTTGCACCAGTTTGAACAACAGGTGTGACCATATCTGGATTAGCACTTGCGTAAGCATTAGCAGATGCTATGAATGCTGTAATAGTATTATCATCTGGTGTTGCACCAACATATCTTTGATAGTTTTCAATGAATACTTGTCTAGCATCTTTAGGGTTAGGAAGATTAATAGTCTTATCACTTAGGATAGAAGAGTATGCTGCTTCACTTTCTTGTAAGTGAGAATCAAAATCAAGTAATCCTCTACCTTGTTTAGCATAACCATAGTTAAGTATTGATTGAGAACGTAATGCTGATGCTAAGGCAGTAACAAAGTAATCATCTTCCATATCTTTAACTGAAAGACTATAGGGTGCTAAGGCTGTTAGTTCTCCGCCATAAAATCCTGCTGAAACAAGTTTTTGTTTTAAAGCAGAAATACCACCTGGTTGTTTTCTAGCATTCTCTAATGCTTGTTCTAAAGCAGTCTCTGCTGATATAACATCAACAGCATCAGGAGACATTGCACCACGAGCATCAAGTCCTGGTCTAATGTAAACCATAGATTCTTTTGTTCCAGGAAGAGCGTCAGGTGCAATATAGCCAACACCTTCTGCTGTTCTAGAAAAGTTAGGACTTTGTGCAAGAAAAGACTTATTTAAAACTCTACTTACATCTTCACCAAAAGGTGTGGTATCAGGAGTTCCAGATAATGCTTCTTCTTTTTTTGCATTTAATTCTTCAATAGTTAAAAACTCTGAAGGTGCTTTATCTTCTCTTTTAAATCTATTAAGTTTAGGGTTAAGCCAAGAATCATCAACAACAACACTAACAGGTGTACTATTAACTGTTTCTATTTTAATACCAGCAGGTAATTCTTCTAAGGTGAAATAAAAGGTACCGCCACCAAATCTAGTAGTAGCAGCCTTATATTCAAATGCTTGTTTCTCTTCGTTCCATTTAAGTTTTGCCATTATTTCAACCTAGTATCTCTGCTATAGTTTTTAAGTATTGGAATAAATATTGCTTTGTTTGCTTGAGCAACAGAAGAATCAAATCTTCCTAAAGTTTCTAAATCTCTAATAGCCAAATCCCTAACCTCGCGTTTAAACTTAACACCAAAGGTTTGTTCATATCCTGCATATTGCAGTTTGGCTGCAGTAGCACTTAGAATCTCAACTGCTTTAGTTAACTTATCTCTACTCTTTGCATCCATTTTAACATTAGGGTCAGCAACTAAGAACTGTAAAGAGTTAAGCATTGCTTCTTCTTTAGCAGTACCGTACTCACCTGATTCAAGTTGTGCACGAAGTAAAGGATTTTGAATCTTTAAAATATCACGATAGTTCTTTAAACTCTCAGTGATTTGTTTACGTGCTGTGGGGTCAAAGGTTTTATTTAACGCTTCCCCTGCACGTTCTTCTAAGTCAAAGTAAAGTTGTTTATCTTCAGCAGTTCTTACATCATTTAAATATGTTTGTAAGTCTTTATTATTAATCATACCTGCTGCTTCAAACCATGCGTAAGCAGATGCACTGAAGTCACCAATAGATGGTGCTGCTAAGAATGCTACTTCACCATACTTTTCAATTAAATCTGTGTTCTTTATATACCAGTCTTTAACTTCATCAGTTTTCCTGAATGCAATATCTCTATCTTTTTCAGCACGAGATACTGTGTATACAAGTTTACCTGGGTTCTTTCCAATATAGATAGCCAATGCTTCTTCAAATGGGTCATCTATTCTTGGGTTAGGTGCCTTTAAAACATTCTCATAGATATCAAAGAACTCTTGACGAATGCTAGTAACGCCTACTTCTTGTAAGAACTTAGGTACATCTTTAGATTCTTTTAATGTAGGTGAGAATGGTACAGGTGTTAAACCTAAAAGGTTACGCATAATAACTACGTTATGTGCACCAATACGAACATTCTTAATGTATTCATATTGTTCTTCAGGTGTAGCATCTGGTGCTAAACCTCTACCATGTGCTGCATCGTAAGCAATTGCTTGATGGATAGCAGTTAATTCTTGTTTATCTTTTTCATTAGCATCAACAATCTTTAACATTCTATCTATAGATACAGGAAGAATTGCTTTACGTAATGTGATGTTATCACCGATATCACCAAGTAAAACGTTATCTATTTTGTCAGAAAGAATACGACCTGATTCACCGAATCTACCAGCGATAGCCTTAAAGATAACAACGTTGGCACCAGCAATAGGACCAGACAATGTTGGCATTGCAGCATCAGGACCAAATGATGGGTTAATCTGTGATAAACGAATAGTAAAATCACCAAACAATGGTTGGCTATATCCGCTCTTACCACCAGTTAATGTTCTAATTGGTTTATCAATTACTTGGAACATCAAATCATCCATAGGCATAAGAACATATTTTTGTCCTTGTGCATCCTCATGAACAACACCTGATGCTTCTAAACCTAAAGCAGAAAGACGCATACGCATCATTGTTCTTAATGAAACATCTTTCATTCTATAAACACGACGCATAAAGTCTTCTGTTGCACGATAGAAACGTGCACCGTTTCTTAAACTAAATGCTAGTTGGCTACGAATCTGTGGGTTATCTGCATATTTCATTACTAAGTTAGCAGAGTCTTTTGCTGCTTCTTCAGTAAAGAATCTATCTACAACATCTGTTGCAAATCTTGTTGCAGTTGCTTCTTCATAACCTAGTTTTTTGTAGTTATTTACTACTTCATTTAAGTAACCTGAGTAGTGACCATTTCTTCTAAAGCGGTCCATGTTTGCTAGGTATAATGAAAAGAATGCTGGTGTTCTATACATTGATGTGACTTGTTGGTCCATAAATTCAAACATCTTATTACCAACACGAGTCCATAATGATTCAACTGTGTCACCAACAAAGTCAACAGGTGCATAAACACCTTCAACATCCATAGTGTTCTTAGCAGTTAATGCTTTAAATTCATCAAATGTCATACTAGCAATAGTACGGCTAAAACTTCCACCTTTTTCTATTGCTCTTTGATTCAACTCATTAACAATGTTATCGTTAACTGAACTAAAGTCTGCTGTTCCGTGAATGGTTTGACGCAAATCTAGCATCATTGTTTCTAAACGGTCACGTAATACTGAGAATGGTGATGTTCCACCTGAGTATGCTGATTCAACGTCAGCATATAAATACTTCTCTAAAGCCTTTTGTTTCTTTGCTTGTTGTGGTTTTAACTTACCGTCTTTAAGCATGCTTCTATTAAGAACAATAGGGTCAGATGCTGAGTTTGGTATGAATTGTAGTGTTCTTGATGGACCAGAATAGACTACTCCCATTGCTGACATTATTTCATCAACAGCATTGTCTACATCTTGTGGTGTTTTTAACCCATTGTTACGCATTGCGTATTCAATTGGGTCATCAATGTTTAAATCAAACGCATCTTTGAAAGAGTTACGTGCACCCTTTGTGTGAAAGAAGTAATAGTGAAGGAATTGTTTTTGATTTGTACTTAAATTCTCTGCTTGTTTAATATAATCAGGAATTTGAGTATAGCCTTCTTTAGTAAATGCTTCGGTTAACTTAGAAGCAGACATAGTTACAGAACTATTAATCTTACCTCTGATACCTAACATGTTACCTGCTACGCCAGAAGCAATAGCATCACCGAATTGTGGATTATGGGTTAAGAAAGTAATAAAATCTTTCTTTTGGTCAGGTGATAATGTTCTAGTACTTATACCTGTGAAACGTTCTACTGCTAATTCTGCTATTTCTTTACGTGCACCAAGTATTTGTTCATTCTTTGTAAGACTTACATCCTCAAAGAACTTATTAAAGATAGCAACTGTTTCTGTTTCACTAAGTAAATCAGGAATTTTTTGTAATTTCTCTGCAGATAATGAAATACCAGTAGCACTTCTTGTGGCTGCACTACGAATCTTTGAACCAGCAAGACCTTTTAGTGAAAAAAAGTTATACAATGCTTCTTTAGGTGCATAGTTAACAAAGAAAAATAATTCGTCAACTGTTGCTCTTACACCAAGTTTAGGAAAAAGGGTTAATACGCTCCATGCGTTTGTAAACTCTGTAGCAAATTTACCATTAACAATAGGTGAAAGGTTTCTTAAAATGTATTTAGGGTCTTTATTAGTAATTGTTTGTGAAACAAGTTCACTGATTCCACGCCAATCAAGGTTACCAATAGTATTTGAGTAACCATTTGGTTGGGTAGGACCTTCTTTAATTAAAAATTTTCTACCATTCTCTTCAACAATCTTACCAAGATTGGTTGATGTTGGTACAAAATCTGCTGCAACTTCAATTCTGTTAGAAATAGAACCAATAAACTTTTGGTCAAGAATAGTATTAATGATATCTACACCTTTAGGGGTAGCACCTAAACCACTTGCTGTTAAAACATCAGTCATCAAACCACGTAGTAAAGCAATACGTTCTGCTTGATTAGAATCAATGAATCTTTGTGTTAAAGCACCAGCAAGATTCTTAGGTAAAACAATTCTAGATAGTTCATTAAATGTTGTTGATGATTCTAAAACCATATCATCAGTAATATAAATTGGTTTATCTAAAGGATGACGTGAAGCAAATCTAGAAATCTTACCTTTAATAGTATTTAATGCTTTTTCTGCTTCAACGAAAGCAGGATTAGTTTCACGTAAACCTTTTAACACTTGTGCTGCTTGAGTTATATCCTCACCTGTTTGAATATAACCTTCAGCAATTTTACTTAAAGCAATATCAGTCTTTTCAATATTCTTGGCTGGATTAAAAATTGAACTAACCATTGAACGTGCAGTACGGTTAACAACAGATAAACGATTAGCAGTTGCTACTTGGTTACTACGATAGTACTGCATTGAATCAGTTCTACCATTAATTAACTTTCCACCATGTTCGTAACTTGAAAAGAAACTCTTAGCAGTATCAGCATCTTTGACACCGTTTTTAACTAACTCGTCAACAATTGCTGGGTTGTTGTATTCTGGAAACTTTAAAGCAATCTCATCACGAATGTTTGCTTTTTCAGCATCGGATGTTGCACGACCAAGGTCATCAAGTAAAGGACCAAAGTTGTTCCAATATCTTACAACTTGTTTACCAAATCTTTTATTTTCAAATACTGCTTTAACACCTAATGAGCCGCCACCCATTTCGTCATAAATCTTTGCTAACTTAGCACCTGCTTTTAATGCAGGACCAAAACCTAAAGTAGCGTAAGTTAAAGGGTCAGCAAGTATTTGGTAGGTTGCATCAAATACACCTGATGCTCTGTCAAATGATTTCTCTGCAGCAGTTTGCATACCTGGTGTAGGTCCACCAAAGAAACCACGTGCAATATCACGACCAACAGAAGCCTGTGTTCTTTTATAATCTGAAAGAATATCCTGAAACTGTGCAGGATTTTCTGACATAAAGTTTAAAGCAAATTCTAATTCAGGGTCTATTCCACCATGGTCTTCAATTACTTCACCAGGTGTCATACCTGAAACAATGCCTTTGGCTAAAACACTAATGCCTTTTCCGTATGCTTCATCAAGAGTTGCTGTTGCACCTTTGTCAAATATTTTGGTGCCGTCCCAATCGTCACGCCAAATTTTCCAAAGTTGTGAAGTGTCATCACCTTGCATCTTTCCTTTAACAGCAAGGTATGGCAAAGAGATAGCACGGCTGTATGTTTCTAATGCTTTGAATCCTGCTTTAAATGGGCTTTGTGCTAACTTCAAAGCATCAGCGATAAGGTCACCAGCAGTCCAATCTTTTGGACGAGCCATGTAATTTGCTTGAAAGTTATCGGTAAGCATTTGTTGGATAACTGGGTCAAGTTTGTTGTAAGTATCAAAGGCTACTTTGTCATCTTTAATGTCAAGTAGTTCACGATGCTTTGCATATAACTTATCCCAAGTTCTGATTTGTTTTAAATCAGTGCCTTGTAAACCTGCTTTGTATCCAGCAACAGCAAGTTCAGGATTAGTAACAGGTACTAATTCACTCCATGAAGTTGCCACTAATTACCTCTGTCGTTTAAGAAATTATATATTGCAGATATTTCGCCTGTTTCATCAAAAGGAATAAGTTCTTCAACAATTGATTTTAAAGTTTTTTGTTGCGGAGTAGGCAGGGTTAAAACATCACTTCCTGGACCTGCACCATAATCAACACCAGCAGTTAAAGGCTCATTAGGTTTTTGAGTCATTGCTGTTAAAGGAGTAACAGGTCTTGCAGCAGCAACTGCTTGCATTGCATTCATAGATGGTTGAGGTGTTTGACCTGCCATTGCTGCACCTTGTTGAAGACCCATAAGTTCTTGACCTTCACCATACGAACCACCAGACATATATCTAGTTGGTTGTGCTGAAGTATTTAAATCTGTTCTTTCAGATAATTGTCCAGGACCAGATACTTGTTCAGCCATTTATTGACCTGCCATCTGTGCCATCAATGCGGCAATATCTGGAGGGGCTCCAGCAGGGCTACCAGCGGGAGCACTAGGAGGGGACGGTTGTGCTACAGCCTGCTGTGAAGGGGTAGCCTCTGCTGGAGTAGGTTGTTCTAATTCTTCTGGAGAGAATGCTTCTTTTACAGCATCTTCAATGGAAACACCACCGCGACGCTTCTCGATTATGTCAGCAAATTTACCTAGAAGAGTTGAAACATCTTGTCCTGTTGCAATCATTTCAGGGATTGCACCAGCAGCAGCATTAACTGCACGATTCAAATTGTCACGCATCTTTTGAATATCAATGCGTTCTTGTTCTTTAGAAACATTCAATGACCATGGTAGTTCACTCATAACAAATTCACGTGAAACTAAATCTCCACCCATTGCTTGCAATGAGAAGATAAGAGCACGAGATGGGTCAAGACCTGCCATTAAACCATAACGAACTTCTACAGTGTAGTCACCTTTAATGTCTTTAACAGGATTGTATTTAAGTTCATAAGGTGAACCATCATTGTATCCGCGAACATTCTTATCAAATGGGAAAATCTTTTCATCAACACGTAAGCAAAGAGAAATAACATCTTCAAATGTTTGTGCAAGTACTTGTTGTCCTGCTTTAATTTGAGAATCAAATGCACCTAATAACGCCTGGACGCCTTGTCCAGTAATGATGCTGGCATCAATATTGCCTGTGCGACCTTCTGGATATCTAGCACCCAGACGCATTTCCTGTTGCAACACTGCTTGTTCAGTAAATGCTGCATTCGGTAACTCTAAACCGACTCTTCGGATTTGTTGAGGGTTTTGACTTCTCAACACTGCATCTGGACCGAATGCTAATTCTTGAACATCGTTAGGCAATGCCAACGGAGCCTGAACAGATTTCTCTGCTGCTTCTAAAGCAAGAAGGGAGAAACGTGCACGTGCGAGTTGTACCCAAACAACATCATCAAATTGTCCACGTGGTTCTTCATCAATACTTGGACGTCTTGCTACACGTACTAACATTTCACCTAAAGGATTAGGTGTGCGTTTTAAAACTAAATTCTGTCTTTGTGGAACATACAAAACAACTTGGTCATCATCTTCATAGCGAATCATTTCTAACAATGCATACATGTCAGTGTTTTCGCGACCTTGTGGACCAACAAGTTGTGATTCGTATTCTGGGAACTCTGCAACTAACTCTGCAATAGTTTTAACATATCTACGTGAATAAGAAGTTATACGACCAAAACGGTCAAACTCTGGATATGCACCTAGAGGATTGTCGACACGGATGCGGGGCTGATTATCTTTAACATCTAATTCTATTACGATTGGCAAAAAGCCATATGTAAGAAACCAATCAGCCCCTGTATACATCTGTGTCTGCAAGCGTGAGGACTGAACATAAAAGTTCGCAATCATGCTGCGTTTCTCTGCCTGTGCTTTAGCACGGTCAGAAGTTGTGTTAACAGTATTACAATTAAAAGAAGGAAGAGGTGCAAGCACTTCTGCTAAATCGCGTGCAGCAACATCAATGAAGTTAGCAATCATTGGTGAAGGCATACCTTCAGGGAAAAAGTCAGGGTAAACATTTGAGATTTCACCACGACGCACTGACAAAACATTTGCCATACGTGTATCACGGTCTTGGTTGCGACGCTTTAACGCCTCAACCTTATCTGCTATTTGTTGCACATCAAGTGCCATTCAAACTCCTATAAGTATGCTTCAGAATATTGTGCTGCAGCAAGGTCATCTAGATTAATTGTTCCTCTATTACGTATACCAGCCTTAGTTGCATACCTGTTATACGAATGTGATTGAGCAAACCCAGATTGTTGGATTAACTCTTTAACTCTAATTTCACAAAACCATAAAGCCATCACACAGTCAGTTGCTTGTGATTTCTTTACACCTGGAGACCAGGTAAGTAATTGATTTACTAAAGCCTTAACATGCTCATTTCCTTCTGCTGAAGGAAGTTCAATCATATTGTCATCTTGGTGTTTACCATCACGTTCACTACCAAACAAGGCAGCCATAGATGCTACACCAAAGTCAACATCCCATTTGTTTTTACCAGTGAAATGAGAACGGAACTGAATCCCTCTATTTGTTAACCACTGGTTTAATTCTTCATCTAACGCATACGCTTTCTGGTGTGCGTTAATCTCAACACGCATTTCCTGCGGGTGATACTTGTTAACCCAATCTTCCATCAAAGCACGAACCTTTTGAGGGTTAGGGTCAACCATGTTATAAACATCCAACACATAACGCATATGTGTTCTACGGTCATAAGCCAACATAACTGCGGCAGTCTTACCAGTCATAGCAGGGTCAATACCCATGATGGTGTAGAAGTCCCCATCTTTAGGGTGCCCAGGAAGTTTATTATTAATAATACCTGTGCGTCTCATACCATTAGTAGAAGCCTGCACACAAGAAGGTTTGAAGATAGAATCTTCTTGAATATCTTGTTGCTGATAAACCAACGCCCAAGTACTAGGAGTAACTTCACCACGCCTACGGTACAGGGCTGGACCGTCCCACTTAGAATACAAACCATTCTCATCAGGTTCTTTCTTAGTACCTGACTTCTGGTCAGTCTTAGCCCACAAAGTAACCCAATCCTTTGGGTCCTCCGAGGTTTCTAAAACTGCTGGCATAGAAAAATAAGTGAAAGGAGATTTACCATTAGACCAATGCTTAGGGTTACGAATCTCCCTATACAAATCTGTGGCAGCAAACCTAGTACCAACAATTAACAAAACACCCTCGTCGTCAAGACGAGTAACAACTTCTTTCTGAATCCACTCTAACTGTTTAGCCCACTCATGGGCGTTAGCCCCAGTCACACAGTCATCAAGAATTATCAAGTTAGCACGAGCACCATACACTTGACCACCAATACCAAGAGCCTGAACCGTAGGGTCCTTCTCGGTAGAAGTACGAGACAACGTAATAGCGTTGGCTTTCCAAGAATCAGCATCCTCACGCCACCCACCAGGAGGGGCATAGGTTGCCTGCAACTTAGCCCACATAGGATGAGTCAAACGTTGCTTAATAGAATAAACAAACTCCTGAGCCTTAGTCAGGGTTTTGGAAATAACAATAATACGAGTATTGTCAGGGTCCTTACAAATCTTATAAGTTGAATAATTCACAGTAATGGTAGTTGACTTAGCATGCTCAGGTGGCACGTTAATCAACAACCTTGTAGGGTCAGCAGGTTCATACACCATGCTAGGGTGAAGCCAAGAAGGCTCACGTCCCTCCAACACATCAACCCAATTTTGTTGATGGGGGAAAATACGGCTGTTCAAAAATTTTTCAGAAAATTCAGAAAACTCAATCTGATACTTATCACCAGATAAATCTTTAGAAGCCCCAAGTTCCTTGGCTTCCTCAAGTTTACGAGCAAACCCAGGGTCACGAGACATCCATTGGCGTAGGGTAACAGGTTGACGCCCCACAAGCCCAATCGCTTGCTGAACCCCTACACCCTCAGAAACATACTGAAGGACTAACCTTTTAGCCTCCACAGAATCCGTGGCATTCTGGTGCTCCTTACCCTTTTGGAACCCCATACCTACACCTATCCGTAACTCTAGAATACTACACTCTGTAACAGTACAGAACAGTATATTTAAAGCCCTTAAAGGCTTTAAATATCTATTTACAGTTACAGATGAGGGGATAGTATTTATCCCCTCATATATATACTAATCCGTCCAAAATACAAAAGCGGACAACTCTTAACCAAATCGTTATAAAACAAACCAAAAAACAACAAAAACAGACTATCACACCGTAACAAAAAAATATAGTGGGTGTTTCATATACAGAGTGGAGTCCAGATTAAACACTCTGGGGTCCGTTGCAGACTGCCTGCGACGTACCAGTGTCACATCTGACCACTCCTGTTTGGGACCTCAGTCTGCACTAACAGGACGCCAACCAGTTCTGACTGTTCTGTTGCAGTTGGTAACTTTCTTAACAATCAAACTGGATACCTTTCTGTTGTTCTCGTTTGCTGGGTACCCAAATGGAAAGGTGGTTGGCTGGGCGTTGCTCTGAACGTTTCTGTTGCGTATCGTTCAGACTCGCAAAACGTCCACCTTGGCGTCCTGTTGGGTCAGGCAACTCAACATGCCACCCAACACTTGAAGCCTGCCCAAAGACTGGAACGTTATCGTGTCATGGGCAATCATGTCCACGGTTCCAACTTCGCGTCCTTTGGGCGTTGATACTGGAACAAGGTTTTTTACCATATCAACTCGCTCATAATGCAATTAAGCGTTTGCTTCGTCGTTCCTTTCATAGAGCGAGGTTTCACGTCGAGTGCGTGGCCAATTGCAACGCGTACCTCCTTCGTCGGCAATCGGTGCGTTGAACTGCATGATTTACACCACACCTCTGTCTCGGCTGATAAAGCATCGCCGAGCCAAAGCGAGGCATGCTGTAAATCACGCAGCCCACACCGCACGCGATTGGCGTTGCGTCATGGCACGCCTCGACAAGATGTGAAAACCTCGCTCTATTAGAAAGGAAACGATGATGCAAACAATTGCATATGAGCGTGTTGAAGTAAAAAACCTTGAGAGTATCAAACGCTCCAAGGACGGCGAAGTTATTGGAACTCGCGGACTGATGATTGTCCGTGACGACGATAACAAGTTCCAATGGTCAGGCTTCTTCGTATGTTGGGGTGGCAATGTTTTCGGAGTTGCCAAAGACACCAACGAGGACGCTACAGGTGGCAATGTTTTGTTTGAGTCTGAAGATGACGCTAACAGAAACAGAGCCGTACGCCCTGCCAACCATCTCTTTACCATTAAGGGATACCACAGCAAACGATTGAACAACAAGAAATGGTATGACCAGTTTGTTGTTCAAGAAGTTGTTGCTTAACAGAACAGATTCAGAACTGCTACTGGCGTCTGTCGGTAGCAGTTACTGATGTCCTACAAAAAGGAGATTGTATGTTAGTTAGTAAAGAAGAATATTGGGATAAATGTATGGACAACGATAAGTTTGATGCTTATTGTTGTATTTGTAGTGGTCCTTGGTTTGTTACTAATTTGAGGGTAGTTTTTTGTTTGATTAGTAATAGACCTGAGTTTGTTTGTAGTAATGGTTGTACTGATGAGTTTGATGAAAGGTTTATTGAGATTGGAGATTATAAGTGAAGAAGTATAACAAGTGCAGTGTATGTAATGTTGATGTGGATTTTGATGAAGAGGGTGGACATATATATCCAGATGGTGTAGTGGTATGTGCTGATTGTTTGGAGATTGAATGATGAAAAGTAATTTGAAATGGTTTGCTTGGAGTATGTTATTTGTAGGTTTAATGGTGTTAGCAGATGTAGTTAGTAGGTGGTATTGATATGTGGGTACAAGAAATTATTTGTACTGACAACGATGAGTCTTTCATGTGTGATAGGTGTGGAATCCTACACCCATGGAAGATGTTGGACAACAACTACTGGATTCAAGGGTGGTTGTATGCATGTAAAAGAAAAGGAGAAAACAAATGAGTAATAAAAGTGGTATTGCTATGGCTCAGTTAGATTATGAGGATAGCCAATCCATGCATGAGGTTGAGACTGACCTTGAAGAGGTCATCGCAACCAGCGTGGAAGACAACAGCAAGTGGATGTATGACACATTCCTCATGCGTTGGGTGTGTATTGAGAAACAGTTTGTTGAAACAAGAAGTCATGATAGTCGTGTTCTTGCATCAGATAAATACTATGCAGGTTACAGACTAGAGGACAGTCCAGAGTTTCTTGGTATGTCAGACGACTTGGATAGCCTTGATGATGTGAAGAATCTAAGGCTATGTCCAAGTTGTCATTTGTATGTGTCCAAGAATCTTAAAGAGTGTGACTATTGCAACTAGCAATGGTCATAGCAAGCCTTGCTACACACTGTGATAGCAAGGCTTGCCTATACAAAGGAGGAATGCAGTGAGTTTAGATAAAGAGTGGTTGTTGTTAAGTAGGATTCGCAATAACATTCAGACAATGTCTGAGATTATGGATGCGACACCTGTTTGGAATGATGATTTGGATGCTGATTATGGTCCAAATGATATTGATGCATGTCTTGGATTGGCTGGACTACAACTAGTTCGTGCGTTGCATAACATTAATGCACGCATGGATGAGATTGCCCAGATTAAACAAGAAGAGTGGCGTGAGATTGGTCAAGCAGAAATGGATGCTGCCAGATGATGCAGCATAAATTTGTTGACAGTATTGATATGGGTGGTGGTGTGCGTGCCAACTATAAGTCCCAGTATTGGGATGGCACCAAGTACATTGCCACCTATGTGATTACTAAATCACCTTTCACTTGGCAGGTTAATGATGAGTTGTATATCAATAGTCCTGTCTATGATTTTGTGGATGACATCAATGAGTGGAATGATTGATGTATTGGGGTGACTATCTTGCAATAGGTATATGCATCTTTATGTGGGGTGTGTTTGCAGGGATGTGGATTGATAGACAATGACATCTGCATCTTGTACTAGATGTAATGCTGAAACTGTTTCAGATGGACATCAAGAAGTAGTGCTGTGTTACGACTGTGGCATGGCTGAAATCCAATGGTGGGAGGACAACAATGGATAAGCAAGTGGTGAGCAGGATAGATGTGCCAGTGCCTTTTCCTCTGGATACACCAGAGTATATGGCTCAGGCTATGTTGAATTATTATTCTCATACTTTTAGTTATGGTATGGATGGTGATTTCAGGTGTGTTACTTGTGATTGTAGAACTACACACAAGGCTTCTTATTATCCGTGTGGTGAAGAGCCACCACGTATGACAAGAATTATTTATTCTGATGGAACTAAGGAGGAAGTACCCAATGTCAGATGAGAAGACAATAGATTTAACTATTGATTATCGTGCTGTTGCCACATACTTTTTTTGTAATGTGGTTGACAGAGTACGCACTAGGGAGGACGACTACAGGTGGGGTAAGGAAGATGCTTGTGAGTTGTTGATGTCTGCTTCAGATATATTCCGTCAATTATCTGATGATGAATGGACTGAAGTTAAAGCCACATTAAAGGAAAGGTATAAAGGTAAATGAGTAAAGAGTTAACTGATGCACAAAAGATTACAAGATTGCGTAGCAATCTTGCTACAAGAGCAGCACATACTATTAAAAACAAATACATTGATGAGTATCAAGAAGTGTATTATAGTTTGCTAGAGGAGTATGGGCTTGCACCTAGTACAAAGGTTAAGCACATGCAAGTGTTGTGGAATGAGAACAAGAAGTTGAAAGAGTTGCTTAAGGAAAAGGGTCATGAGTGGAATTATCCTAAGCCTAAAGAACAAGAAGACAACAATGACTGATAAATGTAATTGTCATCATTGGGTATGTGGTTGCAACTTTACAGTTGGGCATGATTCAAATTGTAAGGACAGCAATGAGTAGATTGAACGTGGACATTGATACTGCACGTAAGAATCTGAACAGTCATGACTGGAAGGCTGTTGACATGCATGATTCTTTGTGCCAGAAATGTAATGGTTCCATACTTAATGTCACGTTAGTGTTTGCATGTGAGGAGTTGCTTAATGCTAAAGACATGGCGTAGTTGGTATGGGTACAAGGAGAAAGAGGATGTACCTGAACCACCTAGTGATTATGGTTGGGTTACTGAATGGGAAGAACAAGATAAATAAATTTCTGGTTCGCAATGATACACGAGTAAGAGTACCGTAGTCGGTGCCACCAGATTAGTTGATGATATCTAAGGCAATAACACACAACTTTTCCCCTGTGTGTTAGGGAAACCATACTAGCAATGTCATCAACAAGCCCTGCCTAGTACACGCTAGGCAGGGCTTTACCAATTAGAAGGAGGAAGTATGGCAAGTAAAGGAATAAATATAAAGATATATAGAACAAAACTCTTGACTGCTTTAAAGGATAAGTTAAGTGAAGTGCATAGCAATCAAGCACTTTACGAAGCAGCAGTTAAAACACACGAAGATAACTGGAAAGATTATCAAGAAGCAGTTAAGAAGATTGCTCTTAAAAATCTTGACCTAGTTACTGATGTGGTTAAAAGTAGATGGCAATCTGATAACACTGTTACTGTGTTTGAGATAACAGTAAAAGTTGACAACGATAAGTTGCCAAAAGAACCAGTCGAACCAACACCTCCTTACAAAGGTGGTCGTGGTTACGGCAGGAACTATGTCAGCCATGACTATGAAGATATTGTTGCTGACATGAGCAATGCTATTCGTATGCTTGAGATGTCTGATGAAGAAGTTATTTCGACAGCAACTTATGCAAGCGTAGCAAAGTATCTGTAATGGGTGCTGAACTACAAGCAAAGTTAGATGCCATAGCACTAGAACTAGAGCCAGTGCTATGGCAAATA